GCAAGTAAAACCAGGAACCAAGTTTGTTGTGAACAGCCTTCCTGATGCAACCATCTACATTGCCGTTGAGCAACATCCAGAAGACAAGTTTGTCTGGAAAACACAATACATCGAAAATGGTGTGGCCTATGCAGCCGGTTGGGTTGATTGTTCCATCATGGACAAACCCACAAAGCAACAGCTAGGTCAAGCCTAATAACCACGGGGCTTCGGCCCCATCAACAACTAGGAACAACCATGGACTCTATTTCTACCAAGCCTTATGTTTACATAGCTGGGCCATTCTTTAATGATGAGCAAACACGCATTATTGAAGACATTAAAGTCATTCTTAAGATCAATGACCTACGGTATTTCAGCCCTAAAGATGAATGCTTATTCGACCCCAAGACAACCACACCTGAGCAGGTCTTGGACATTAACATTGGGGCTTTAATTAAGACTGATCTAACTATATGCATAACCGATGGCAAGGACCCAGGAACCTTATTCGAGGCCGGCTGGTGCTACGCAAATGCAATTCCTATCATATACCTATGGCTAAATGGTCAACCAGGGCAGAAGTTTAATCTAGTCCTTGCCGCATCAGGGTCAGTGGTAAGGAACTTTTTGCAATTAGACCAAGCCTTACATGAAATTACAACCAAAGGCATATTCAACCGTAAGAACTGGTCGGAGCAGGAGATGAGCTATGAATGATAAAGACATGGACTTCTTTATGCGAAGCTATTCCTTGGAGCATACCAAGCGATACTCCATGAAGCCGGTTATTCATCAGGAAAGTGTGGCAACACATAGTTACTTTGTGGCACTTGGTGTTTTGCTAATGTCTAAAGACTATATGTTTGACATAGATAGAGCACTTAAGATTGCCATTTGCCATGACCTATCAGAGATGGAGATCTCGGATGTCAATCACTTGGTTAAAAAGAACTATCCAGGAATTGCCCGAGCATTAAAAGCCGCTGAATATGAGATTGCCAAAGGCTTTCCAGAACAGCTTAGCTCATATTGCAGCATGTACGATGATGAATCCCCAGAAGCTTTGGTGGTCCATTATGCCGATGCGCTTCAATGCCTTCAATACTCGGACAACGAGATGAAGCTAGGCAACCAAGGCTATATGGTTGATGTTTATGTCAATAGCAACCGACGGTTAGCCGTTTTGAAAGAGAAACTTAAGCCTTACGAAAGAAGCGAATGACCACGACAGATCAAGTTTTAGAACAACGAGGTACCGTGTACGGTGATTTTTATGATGGTGTTTCATTAGAAGCAGTTATCCTTGAAAATATAAAAGGCAGGTATCGAAATGCACATGGAAAGGAGATCGACCCCATCTACGTTATTTATCTCTCAAAAATAGCTATGAAACTTTCTCGTTTAGCTGTATCACCTACACATATAGACAGCTGGACAGACATTGCGGGTTATGCCCGTTTAGTAGAACTTCAACTTATCAAGGAACAAAATGCCAAAGGTTAATAAAGAACAAATGCCGCATCTACAAAGGATGCACACCACACTTAAATTCGGTCAAAAACCAGGGCCTATTGAGTTTGTCAACCAACTGGATGCTATTGACGTAAAGATTGTCCATGCACCTACGGTTGAGCAATTTCGTCACACCATTTCTGTGTTTCTTATGAACACATGGAATGACAAGATCCAATGGGACTTTCCTAAAGAAGACATTGACCAAACCATTGATGAGCTATTTAAATATGAACTGCTACCTACTGCAATGGAAACGATCAACATCACTTGGTCGGTTAATGGTATGGATATGGTTGACACAACGCATTTAATCAGACACCGTCTGTTTAGTTTTGCGGCCCAGGTCCATGGTGACCGGGATATGCGTGACGACCGTGTTGTGGTTAAACCTGGAATTATGGCTAATGAGGACTTTTATGCACGCTATAAACAAATCACTACAATGGCTCGAGATCTTTATGTCGATATGCTTGACAGTGGTCTTGTTCATGGCCTTGATACCCGCACTATCATGCCTCGTAATTTTGAGCATTTTTATATGGTTAGGTGCACGATTAAAGACCTTATTGGTTATTGCATCATGCGCGGTGATGAACAAATTCAAACGACCGTAGACAATGTAATTGCAATGAAGTTATGGCTGGAAGTGCTAAAGGTCTACCCATTCCTTAAAGGGCTTGTAGACTTTAGAAAGCCAGATGCTTTTTATCAACGGCAATGTGCCAAAGGCAAAACTAATATCTTTCCGCCAAATGCAAAGAATGACAACTTTGACTGGTGTGAAGAACAGTTCTATCACTCTAAAGGCCGTGATGAATACCCTGGTGGTGCAAGTTATCTGAAAATCCGAGAAGACTTGCTTAATCAAATTGATGCTATTGAGAAGAAACACCCATGAACAAATGGAAGGCAATCCACGATAAACTTAAGGCAACACCTTTGAAGACCCGCAAAGAGATCTTTAAGGCATTCAAGATTGCCTATCCAAACTGGCGAAAGCCTACATTTGCCGCTCTTGAACGTGTGGTAGTGCGCCTTGAGCGGCAAATGGATGTTTGTATTGAATACAACATCACAAAGCAAGCACTCAATAGAAGTGTGAGGTACTACCGTTACTACATTACTGAATACAAAAAGGATCTATGATGACTGCTAAGATATTTTGGACAAAACCAGAAAAAGAAAAAGTGTTGGCTAAAGCCACAGAGTATTACAAAAGCCATACTCTCTCGCCTTTTGAATCGATTAAGCAAGCACAAGCAATGGTGCTACCTGCAAATCGCCAAAGAAAGCTAAACACACACTCTGCATGTTATAACTTGACCGATGAAGTTAAGAAACGGGCGGCACAACCTGCAATTAAGCTGCCTGAAAAAGTTGTAGACCCATTGCCTGAGCCTCAGTTTATATCTAATACATTAGACGAACTAGTAAATGCTGTTGCTCAACGAATTGCATCAACCATTAAAGAAAGCATACATGCAGCTGTACAAGAGTTAGAACATGAGTTTAAGCTGAAAAAGCACGACCCAACATATGACAAAAGTAACTTTCATGTGCCACGAATTGTCATCATAGGCTTACTTGATGCACAAGCACGTATGGTTGAAACAGAATATGGCAATAAGTACGACTTTAAATTTGTGGATGCCAGTAAAACAGTAAGTGAAAAGTCTGTTGTACATGCCGATGCATATCTCATTATGAAGAATTTCGTAACTCATTCAATTTACGGCATCTATCAGAAATTACCTAACCATGTCTTAATTGACGGCGGTATGGCAACACTTCGTGCATGGCTAAACACTAAAGGAACTGAACTATGACTGCCTCTGAGAATTTTGTATACACACCAGCATCCACAGATGTGTCTATTCGCTGGAGACAACTATATGGCTATGTTCCACCATCAGAAGATTCAGTCTACCATCGTAAATGGGCAGAATTTAGAGCATTGGCTGCCAAAGGTATTGAAAGTATTGAAAAGCCGCAACCTGTCTTCACTGAAAAAGTACTTAAACTAAGGAATAAAAATGGCGCCTCTTGATATTGTCCGCAACGGTTATGAAGACTGGATTGAGCTGTTAAAGCATACCAACAGAGAAGATCTTCTTACAGATCCCTACAATGTATGGATGGAGGCTTTTCATGTAGGTACATTGCTTGAACGGAATGGTGTACTTCATGCGCTTCAAACGCAACTTCAGCTTGTAAAGCCAGAAGACTTTGATGAGACATTAAAAGTCTCGATTGAAGATGCTAAGCAACTGCAAATTGCAATGCTAAAGCAAGTATTTCAAGTCATCCAATCCAAGGGCGTTTAATCCCAGCTTTGGTCTGATCCTGAGCCTGGGTCATGCTTATCAGCTTGACGTGATTTGTAGTATTTGTAGCCTTCATAAGCCAATGGAGGTACAGCCATGGCAGCCCCTACACCTTTTGCATAGTAGTTAGGGGTTGCCATTAGCGCGCCACTTGTGGCGCCTAACCCATGCATTGCTGCTTCGGTGTAGTCGCCATTTGCTATATCATTCGCTGCTTGTGCGGCATCATAGCCTGCAAATGCACCTGACATAATAGGACCAAATGGAATCTTGCTAATAGCTTGTCCTGCTTTAACCCATGACGGAGGGGCTTGACTGGCAAGTGCTTCAAATTTTGCTTTGGCACCTGCTGCAGTTGTTTGTGCAGTATCTAAAAGCTGACCTAGCTGAGCCATACGACCAGGGCCAACAGCTTTTTCAAGCGCAGATCGAATTTTTAAAACTTGTTGTTGTGCAGTCTCATACTCAGCTTGTGCTTTAGCGAACAAGTCATGTGCCGTTGACATGGCAGGATTAAAGAATGACTTGATGTTCTCAAGAGTATTTGGCACAATTAACCCTGACCTAGCAGCTCTAAACTTAGATGCTTCTTCTGGCGTTAAACTTTGCTGTAAGCGATAGTTTCTTGCAGCTTCAGTGCTACTGTCAGCACCTGGTCCTAGATCGCCTACAACTTTACGATTCCACTTGTCACCTGAAAGCTCCGCACCTTCAGGAACAGCAGATTCTACGGATGTAATGCCAAACTTACTAGCTTCTTGCTTTGCAGCATTAAGTTCAGCACGACGCTGATCTAAAACTGATTCAGCACCTTTCAGTTGATCCATGATAGCAGTTGCAAGAGGTGATTTTCCTGTTCTGGCAGCCTCTATTGAATCTTGTAGTGTCTTTACACGAGCTTCAGCATCTTTTAAATTTGCAGATGCTGTTACTGTATTAGGAGCCTTCCATGCAGTAGGCTTAATCTTACCTGCTTGGTAGCCTACTACAGCACCTGCAGTGCTTGCTAAACCTGTATCTACAACTTCTTTCTTAGACTTGGCTGCAGAAGGTGCAGTGGTGGTAGATGAGGTTGTCTTAGGAGTGTCTTTAAAGATGTCATCTACATCCTCTAGCTTAGGGCCTGCATTGTCTTCTTGCACATAGAAGTCTTCTTTTGTGCCAGCCTTTTTAGACTTAGAAAAGAGTGGATCGATGTCTTCTAGATTCTGATCATTAGGCGGCATAGTTACCTCTGCTGGCTGGAAAAGACCGGGCTATGTCTACGAGTTAGCTCTCTAAATAGATTGTCATAGTCAGACAAAATCTTCTGATATTCGGGACCAGTAAAGAATCGTGAAGGCGGTGCTTTGGCGCCGTACTTCTCATCAAATGATGTTAAGCCTTTGTACAGCTCATCTTTCTGTCTGTTAAGCAAGACATTTTGCTTTACCCAGTATTTAATGGCTTCGGCAGAATCTTGATCAGTGATAAGTGGCGATTTCAGCAACATCACATCAGAGTTGGAGATGCTTGGTCCAAGCACTGACTTATTAGACTTAGCATTCTCAAAGAACTGTCGGCCAAGAATCTTTTGTGCAATGCTTAAGTCACGTTGATCATCAGGTGAGAGGTTGTACTTCTCTTCCATGACTTTTGTAGGCAATGAGAAACTACCCCATGGCGTAGACACGCCTTCTTGTGCTGCTGCTTTCATTGCAGCAATGGCACCTTCTTTTTGAAGCACACCAAAGATGTAAGGCTTCTTATTTGCAATATCATACAGCTCTTTAAGATCACGAGTCTGTGCAGCGGTAACACTTGGGTCAAATGTCAGAATGGATGACCGTTTATCTTTCCACTCAGCATCTTTGGCTTCCACACGTTTTTGCTCAATTGCAATACGGGCCCTAGCTTCTTCTTCAGCGGCTGCTCTATCCGCGGCAATTCTTGCTTCCAATGGCAACCCAGCTGTATTAGACATGTTCTGAGGTGCAGGTGGTGTAGACGGTGCCACAGTAAGAGGTGGTGGCACAACAGGCTTAGGTGGTGTAACAGGTGGTGTACCAGATGCCTGCATTGAAGGCGTCACATTCGGATTCATCGACATCTCGGCACGCATCTGAGGAATAGACGGTGTAGCCGCAGCTGCAGGTGATAAAGCAGGCGTAGATCGTACAGTAGGTGGTGGCATTAATGCTGTTGAACCGCTTGGTACAGATAATCCAACACCGCCCATACCTGCTACATTAGGAGCTGCAACTGGACCTGATGTTGGCATAGGCGCAGGTGCAGGTGATGTGCCTCCTGGGGCTACATACCCAGGAATCATGCTAATAATTTGATCACCATACTTAGCTTTAAGCGATGCAAGATCCATGCCGTTCTTAAGATCGGCTTGTGCATTTGTGACTTTTCGTTGGTTCTGTTCTGCTTCAAATTTCTGTTTATCAAGCTCTAACTGGCTTTGTTGTATGCCGGTACGAGTCTGCTCAGTTTGCATGCCTACAACTTTGGCAACCATCTCGCCTACTCTAGGGGATAACTGTGCAATTTTTAGATAAAGATCAGGCGTGATCTGACGAGCTACTTCAGGCGACAATTGTTGGCCACTTTGTAGCACATCCACAATTTGCTGTTCAGGCGCTTTAAGCGCCGTTGATAGCATACCAATGGCTTTAGCTTCATTTTGTGTCGTGTATTTCTGTCCGGCAATTTCAGCTCGCATTTGTGCAATAGGCAGCATTTGTGCTTGCTGTTGCTCTTGCTGTGCACCTAAGACTTTTCCGGCATTGCCTAGTGCTTCACCAAAGCTGCCAGTACGACCAGGGTCTAGAAATGCACCTGCAAGTTGGAACCAATTAGGCCCTTGATTAGCACGAGCATCTAATGCATCCAGCGTCTTTTGTAAAGCGGCGTAATACTCTTGGCTTGCGGAATCATCTTCGCCGCCAATCATTGGAGGTTTAGCAGGTAGTGCCATGATTAACCTTCTCCCCACAAGTCATAGTTTGCATCTTCACCCGTTAAAGGATTGCCAAATATATCAGTTTGCGTATTGTCAAATGGCAATGGCTCAGCAATTGCTGTGCCTCCAGGAGTAGTATCTTGACCACCAATAGGCGATGATATTCTCGTGGAATTAGTTAGTGAATTTCCAATGCCTGACATTAGTTTCTGACCTAAAGCAGTGTTACTAATGCCTCCTAGTATAGAGCCAAGTCCTGCAATTTGTGCCAATGGCGATTGTGCATATGCGCCAGGAATAGGGCCGGTGTATGAGTTATTCACTGTTGTTGGTACACTATAGCCACGAAGTGCTTGTGAGCCTAAGTTT